CAGGAAATCCGTTGCGATTGAGAGACATGTAAAGGTTCCGCTTTCACAAGAAATGTTTGATGCCCTTGTTTCGTGGGTTTACAACTTAGGAGAGGGGAATTTGATTAATTCTACACTTCTTAAAAAGATGAATGCTAAAAATTATGGCGGTGCTGCTGATGAGTTTCCGAGGTGGAACAAGGCTAATGGTGTAGTATTGCGTGGACTTACAATTCGAAGAGAGAGAGAAAGAAAGCTCTTTCTTGAGGGGATAGAAACTTTGCAGCCATCGACTCAAGCGTTGGTCGAGACTCCCACTGAAGCATCAACACCAACTACCACATTAAGTGAGCCCTTAAAATCTACTGTTTCTAATTCTGCACGACGCAGTAAGTGGAAAAGGTAATGTTATTTATTTGAGTATATAGATTAGATTAGGATCATTCACATAATGAAGGGTCCTATGAGCGAATTTTATACTCATGTCTATGCAGATAGAAGAGGGATCTACTATCGTGGCTATTCGAATAATCAGAGAGTTAAAGAGTTAATTAAAGATTATTCTCCATCTCTATTCGTCCCTACAAATAAACCGACTCCATATAAAACTGTTTTTGGTCAAGATGTACAGCGTATAAAATTCTCTTCAATATCGGAAGCACAGGACTTTGCCAGTTCTAACGATACGATTGAACATGATTATGTTTATGGGAATACTCGTTGGAGTTTTGCATACATATCAGACAAGTTCGAAGATGGCATTGATTTTGATATGAATCTTATCAGGAAGGCTACAATAGACATAGAAACTGATAGCTCTAAGGGATTTGCTGACCCATCAAATGCATTTGCACCAATAATTTCAATTACTTTGAAATATAGAGATAAATTCTACGTCTTTGGTGTCAAGCCTTTTAAATCTAGCAGAGTGGATGTTAGGTACTTTCGGGCTCCAGACGAAAAGGAAATGCTTTTAAATTTCATTGAGTATTGGCAAAGAATTGATTTCGATATCTTATTTGGTTGGAATACAGATCAGTATGATATTCCATATATTATTAATAGAATTATAAAAGTTTTCCACGATCCGGATAGGCCAAAATACTCTCGCTCAGTCGCAGAAAAACTCTCCCCTTGGGGAAAAATTAGAGACACCGCTGTCAATTTTAGGGGTAAAAGAATTAACACATACGACATCGTAGGCATCATTTCTTTAGATTACATAGACTTATATCGGCGATATATGCCGAAAGCAGAAAGTGATTCGCTCAAATTTGTAGCTGATTTGGAATTGGGTGAGACGAAAGTTGAGTATGACGGAACTCTTCACGATCTGTACACAAAAGATTATGACAAATTTATTGAATATAACGTACAGGACGTTGCTCTTGTCGAAAAGCTCGACGCCAAATTAAAACTTGCAGATGTTGTAATAACGACGGCATACGACTCACTGTGTAATTTTTCAGATGTGCAGCAGCAAGTTCGGATGTGGGATGCCATCTCCTTTAATGAATTGAAAAAGCGAAAGGTTGTTATTCCACCTATTAAAGAACATGATAAAAATGAACAATATGAGGGGGCTTTTGTTCTACCAGCACAGACTGGAAAGCATAAATGGGTGGTCAATTTCGACTTTGCATCACTATATCCATCCTTAATTCGCGAGCACAACATCTCTCCTGATACATTCGGTTTAAATATCAACACAGTGTTGAACGGTAGAGAAATCACCTACGACGAAGAGGGGATGATTTCTCGCACAGAAGATCTCTCGGTTTTAAAGAAGGTAAACATGACCTGTTCAGGTGCGGGGTGGCTTTTTGATAGAGATAAATCTGGATTTTTGGGCGACATTATGAAGCGCCTTTTCGATGAGAGAATGATCTACAAAAATAAAATGAAAGAGGCGCAAAAAAAAGCCGTATCATCTCAAAATGTTGATGAAAGGCGTAAATATGAAAGTGATGCGATAAAATTTAATAACTTTCAAAGCGCAAAAAAGATTCAGCTTAACGCCGCTTATGGTTCATTAGGTAGCAAATATTTCCGGTTTTATAATCCGGAACTGGCTCGTAGCGTCACACTTTCTGGTAGAGCCGTATTACTAACAGTGAAAGATAAAATAACCAAAAGCGTACAGGAAAAGTATAAAATTGATTACGATCCGATAATTTACGGCGACACCGATTCTCTGTACATTTCTGCTAAACCTTTTGTCGATCAGTTACCAAGCGATATGGTATCTGCACAAATTGTAGATTGTATTGATAAACAATTTTGTGCAGAGCTGTATGGGTATATTGGAGAGGCGTTAGAAGTACATCGGGATAGGTATAACACGTTCACTCGTCAGTTGGAAATGGTACGAGATGTTATTGCAGAAGACACCATATTCGTTTCGAAAAAGCGATACCTGATGGAGATATGGGACAAGGAAGGAACTCGTTATCCCAAACCAAAGCGTAAGGCTACTGGCTTAGAGATGATAAAGAGTACCACTTCAAAGTATTGTAAGCAGTGGCTGAATTCCGCAGCAGACGTTATTTTGAAAGGAAATGTAAATGATTTGCAGGTTCTTGTAGATTCATACCGCAAAGAGTTCGAAACCCTCTCCTTGGAGATGATAAGTTACCCGATAAATGTATCAGATATAGAAAATTACGTTGCTCAATTATCGAGTAAAGCTTTCATCACTTTTGAAGAAACAATCGAAGTTGGCGAACGTAAGGGGCTGAAAAAAAGCACTCCAGTACAAGTTGCTGCCGCTTTTACATATAATAGATTTTTGGAAGAAAACAATCTTACAAAAAAATACGACAAAATTAAATCCGGTCAACGTATGCGCTTTTTTTATTTAAAAGAGCAAAATCCTTTTAAAAGTCACGTCATGGGAATGTTCGATAAAGTACCCAAGGAGCTAGACTTAAAGCAATGGATAGATTACGAGGCTCAGTTTGAAAAAGTGTTTGTGAAACCCTTAAATATTCTACTTCGAGCCGTAAAGTGGAGAGAAATTGGTTCTGCTGCTTCGATAATGAATATCTTTGATGACTAAAGAGGAAATATGGCCGATTTTTTTAATGATATCGCAAAACTTGTAGGGCATGACATCGCGAGGGTAGCGGAAGATGGTACAATTGCCGATAACACTACCTTTATTGATACAGGAAGTTACACGTTAAACCTGGCTCTATCTGGTTCCCTATTTGGCGGTGCTCCGACTAACAAAGTTGTCGGTTTTGCGGCACTGGAGGCTGTGGGGAAAAGTTATCTTATCATACAGGTTGTGCGAAATTTCTTAGCTGAAAATCCAAATGGAAGAGTAATCTACAATGATACAGAAGGGCGTATCGACAAAGAGATGATGGAAAAGCGCGGTGTAGATGTATCAAGAGTGTTGATGCTTTATCCCGAATCAATTGAACAATTTCGTAACGCAAATCATCAAATTTTAGTAAATTACCGAGAGCGTGGCGAAAAGGACAGGTTCCCGTTATTAATGGTAGCCGACTCCCTGACCCAACTGCCATCAGTAAAAGAAACAGCCGACGCAGCAGCAGACAAAGATGCCGGTGATATGGGAATGAGAGCCAAAGCGTGGCGTTCGGCATTTCGTGTTCTCCGCCAACCACTATCTAAAGCAAAAGTGCCAATGTTTTGTACAAATCACACATATCAATCGACTGGTATGTTTCCAACTACCGAAGTCGCGGGTGGTGGAGGATTTAAGTATGCTGCTGATATTATTTTGCTTCTAGCGAAGCGGAAAGACGCAGACTCAGAGAAAGTCGTACAAGGGAACATTCTCCACATTAAAGTCGCCAAAGGATGGAACGTTAAGCAATATAGCGAGTTTAGAGCATATTTGTCATATACGAAAGGATTAGATCGCTATTTTGGTCTTCAGGATATCGCTCTTGAGTCCGGCGTGTTTAAGAAAGAGGCAACTAGAATTGCCATGCCAGATGGGACAAAAATATTTGAAAAGGAATTACTAGCACACCCAGAGAAGTATTATAGTAAAGAAGTTCTCAGTAAAATTGAAGAATATGCAAAACAACGCTTTTGTTTTTCTGACTCGACCGAAACCTTAACGGAACTAGTCGGGGATGACTCAAGCGAAGAGTAATTAACTTTATAGTATTTGAAAATCATCGGAGGAATTAAAGATACAAATTATCGAATGATAGCCTTTATTTAAATTATTATCCGTGAGTGTTGAAAAATGCAAGGTCCGACCATTCAAAAAGCAATTATTAAGGGTTTCGTGTCGGACGAACCCTTTGTTGTTAAAGTATCGCCATATTTAAAGCCGGAATATTTTAAAAACCTTCTTGAAAAAGAACTTATAACTGAGGCTCTCCGTTTTTTTGTCGAATATAAAAAACTTCCCTCTGAGGCAGCTCTAGTTATAAGCGTTTCTAAAAATCTTCCATCTCAGGAGAATATTAATGAGTTAAATGAATACATGCAATCTCTGAGAGAGATTGACATCGATTCTGAGTGGTTAATTAAAAAGACGGAAGATTTCTGCCGAACGGCAGACTTTGAGATAAGTATATCGAAGGCGCTAGATGTTCTTGAGGGCAAAGATGGCGTGTCAATGTACGACATTCCAAAGCTGGTTCAGGACTCTTTAGCTATATCGTTTGAGCCGACCAAGACCCACGACTATTTCAGAGATTCAGATAAACAATTCAGCTGGTACAAAGAAAAAGTAGATAAATTGCCATTTGATCTTGAGATGTTCAATAAGATTACTTCGGGTGGCGTAGAGCGAAAGACGCTTAATGTGCTGTTGGCTGGGACAGGCGTTGGAAAAAGCTTAGTAATGTGTCACTTTGCGTCTAAGTATCTTCAGATTGGTTATAACGTACTGTATCTAACATTAGAACTCTCCGAACATAAAATCCGCCAGCGTATCGACGCAAATCTATTAGACATTCCAATACAGAATTTTGTCAATTTAGATGAGAACATGTACTTTGCCAAAATGAATTTTATGAAGAACAAGATCAAGGGAACTCTTAAGATACACGAGTTCCCACCGGCGAGCGTCTCGGTCAATCATTTTAGGAAAATTATCGAAGAATTGTCTCTTAAAGATAACTTTCGACCCGACATCATCTGTATAGACTACTTAAACTTGATGAATTCAGCGCGTGTGAAGCAGGGTAAGAGCTACGAGGTTGTTAAGGCAGTAGCCGAAGAGTGTAGAGGACTCGCCGTCGAGTATAATGCCTGCGTCTGGACTGGAACGCAAGTTAATAGAGAAGGATACAAGGGCGATGATATAGGATTGGAAAATACATCAGAGTCGATGGGTTTACCCTTCACCGCAGATATATTTTTGGGATTAAGCGCCGACGAAAACTTACAAAAAGCTCAACACGTTCGCGTTAAGCAATTAAAAAGTCGCTATGGAGATATTAACTTCTATAATAAATTCATTGTTGGCATCGATAAGCAGAAGATGCGAGTTTATGATGTGGTGCAGAAAGACAACGGACAAGCGGAAGGCAGTAGCGATTTAGATGACGATTCGTCGTCATTTGATAAATCAGCATTTGGGCAAAGAATGCGAGGAGAAAATATACCGAAAACTTATGATGATTTTGAATTTTAGATATAAATTGAGGGAAGTATGATTAAAAATGATAGATGGATAAAAGAATTTGCACAAGCAGGAGGAATCACTCCATATAATCCAGAAGCGGTGAACCCCGCTAGTTATGATATTTCCCTTGGCAAGCAAATCAAATTAAATGATATTAATTTGGATTTATCCGAGAAGCCAATTAGTCTTTTACCCAAAGATAGAGCTGTGGTTGTTACTGAGGAATATATAAAAACTCCGGTAGATGTAGCCGTTACGGTTCGGTTAAAAAGCTCTCTCGCTCGACAGATGATTATCTCTCCGATGGGACTTTTCATCGACCCTGGTTATCATGGAAATATAACATTTTGCCTTATTAACATGGGTGATCTTCCATACGTACTTCATTTTGGAAGAAGGGTAGGGCAGTTTATATTTCATAGCCTGAATGAGCCAGCGGAGATTCCATACGGCGACGAGCGAAGAAAATCACATTATCAAGGAAGTGTGGGACTTACAACCAACAAATCTACTCTTTAATACGAAATTTGCGTACCGGAAATCTGGTAAAAAGGTAATGCGCTAGAGATTGGCTAATATGACATTCTTACAATATTGAAATATTTTACTTTTGTTTTACGAGGGTTTTATGAAAACTGTAACGTTGACTGAGCTTAGGCGCAATTTAGAAACATATTTGGATGAATCGAAAGAGTGTGACATTGTTATTACTAAATATGGAAGAGCGGTAGCAAAGCTTATTGGTACCGAATCTGAGCTAAAAGCCAATTCGGGTAATTCTGGTGATGGTAATATTGATGCTGAAGCCGATATGAATGTGGGCGGAACATCAGTGGCATCCTAACCTAACATAACGCTAAATAACAACATTATCAAAAGCAGACACATAAAAAGTGTGTTTGCTTTTTTTTTTCACCAACGAGTTCACGCAATATGGAAAATATGTCTAAAAATCTCCCAACTGATTATCAAACTTACATTCACTTAAGTAGATATTCTAGGTGGCTTCCTGAAAAGAATCGACGAGAAACTTGGGATGAAACCGTAAAAAGATATTTTAGCTTCTTTCAAAAACATTTAAAGCAGCAATATAATTTCTCTTTTTCTGATAATGAATGGAAGGAACTGGAAGATGCTGTTTTAAATTTAGAAGTTATGCCTTCCATGCGAGCCCTTATGACCGCAGGACCGGCATTAGAGCGATGTCACGTTGCTGGATATAATTGCTCTTATATTTCGATAGATTCTCCGAGAGCATTTGATGAAATCTTATACGTCCTAATGAATGGTACTGGAGTTGGATTCAGCGTAGAGCGGCAATTTGTATCTAAACTACCAGAAATTCCGGAAGAACTTTATGAAACAGATACAACAATAATCGTTGCTGATAGCAAAATCGGATGGGCGAAAGCTTTAAAAGAATTAATCGCCATGCTTTACACTGGTCAAATTCCAAGGTGGGACATTTCAAAAGTAAGACCCGCAGGTTCACCTTTAAAAACATTCGGCGGTAGAGCATCGGGACCAGAACCACTCGTTCAGTTATTTAACTTTATCGTTCGCATTTTTAAGCAAGCTAAAGGTCGAAGATTACAGTCGGTTGAATGTCACGATATTGTATGCAAAATTGCTGAAGTCGTTGTTGTTGGTGGCGTTAGACGCTCGGCTCTTATATCTTTATCCAACCTTTCCGATGATCGTATGCGCCATGCTAAAAATGGGCAATGGTGGAATGATAATGGACAAAGAGCATTAGCTAACAATTCCGCTGCCTATACTGAAATGCCAGATGTGGGCATTTTTATGGACGAGTGGAAGTCTTTATATGATAGTAAATCTGGCGAAAGAGGTATTTTTAATAGAGTATCAGCACAAAAGCAAGCAGAGAAGTTCGGGCGAAGGGAACCTAATCATAACTTCGGAACGAATCCGTGTGGTGAAATCTTGTTGAGATCAAATGAATTTTGCAACCTATCTGAAGTGGTAATAAGAGCAGAAGATACCAAAGATACTCTAAAGCGTAAGATTAAAGTGGCAACCATCTTAGGTACAATCCAGTCAACGATGACTGATTTCAAATACATCTCAAAGAAGTGGAAAATGAATTGCGAAGAAGAAAGACTTCTTGGCGTATCACTTACTGGCATAATGGATAATTCGTTTACTGCCACTGTTACCGAAGAACTTAAAGAGTTCTTGCGAGAAATGAGAGATTTTGCAATCGAGATAAATCGCTCACTCGCGGGGAAGTTCGGAATAAATCCATCTGTTGCAGTAACTTGCGTAAAACCAAGTGGTACAGTTTCAGCATTGGTCGATAGTGCATCTGGAATTCACCCTCGACACTCCGAATACTATATTCGCACAATAAGAGCAGATAATAAAGATCCTCTTTGTCAGATGATGAAGGATATAGGTTTTCCATACGAATCTTGCGTGATGAAACCCGAAAACGTTACGGTGTTTTCATTTCCAATAAAAGCACCAGATAATTGCATTACAAAGGAGAAAATCAACGCGCTAGAACACTTAAATATTTGGCAAGCTTATTATGAAAATTGGTGCGAACATAACCCCTCAGTGACCGTCTCTGTTAGGGAGAATGAATGGATAGAAGTTTCTGCGTGGGTTTACAAACATTTTAATCAAATCTGCGGTATTTCATTTTTACCTTATAGCGACTTTGTTTACAAACAAGCACCGTTTCAAGAATGCTCTAAAGAGCAGTACGAGGCTCTATTAGAAAAGATGCCAAAGAATGTCGATTGGTCTAAATTGTCTGATTATGAAATAGTAGATACGACGACATCATCCCAAGAACTTGCGTGTGTTGGTAACTCATGCGAGGTTGCAGATGTTGGACTATAATAATATGAATAAAATAAGAAATAAAATAAAAACACTTATTCGCGATGCGCTTGAGCACCTAAAACATTTGGAAAGACAAATCGCATATCGCACATATGAAAAATATCATACTGTTAAAACTGATTTAGTACCAGGATATCGAGATATCGATGAAAGAATGCTTCACGCATGCTTTTCATTACTTGTTGATTTTGTGGAAATCGAATGCGCTTCAATGAATTGGGAATTAGATGATGAAGTTCAATCTGAAAGTAGGAAAACAAAATGTTTAAAAGCCTTTAAGGAGCTATGGCCTTTTAACATGATTCTACCACCCGTACGCTCAATCGGAAAGGGCATAGATTATCTTAATTGGCGGATTAACTTAAATATAGATGAGTTTATTTCGCATAACAGCGAGGATGATAATAAATGTTGGGGTGAGATTAAAGAATTGTATATATGGTGGAAATGTAAAAGACCGTTTAGAGAAGAACCATATGAGGCTTCTGGTTGTGCAGAGTTCGAGCGACGATTGGTGCAAATATATAATAACGATGATTTCTATTTCGGACAAGTTATCTTGAGCGATTATGAAAAACGAATGTGGGATAGTTTGAAAGAAAAGATGTGTGATATTGAGAATGGATATCTCGAAGAAGATAAGAATAATTTATTAAAGCTAATTAGCTTGCGAGAATATCTCTGGTCTTAATGTTGCGTACTACGCTCTACTCGTAAATCTTTTATAAGACGAATTAAATCTTCATCTACGTGTTTCCGGCTCGTAGAAAGTTTAAATACAAATAATAACGTAGCTACTTCAGGCCAAAGATCCTTTGGCATTATTGCGTATAATGCATATTCAAGAGTGGATGCTTCAAAAACATTAGAGAGAATAATAATGAGATTGACCGAACGTTTTAAATATTGCTCGTCTTGTTTTGTTCTGTAGCTCTTGAGGGCATTTGTAAGTTGATTGATTGATAAAATATCCTTTCGCAAGGATTGAATAGATTTAATTGGTGGTTTGTATCCTGCGAGTACGCTTAGTTCTAATTCTGTCGGACCTCTTGTTGCCATATTTTCCGCCTTTTCTTCTTACCATTCCTAAAGGAAGTGAATACAAATCTATATTTCCACTTCCTATGTTATTGGCAGGTAAGCCTTCTCCAGAAGTAACTTCACCCGAAGCTCCACTTACACTTCCATCTTCTGTTAGCCATTGAAGAAATGTTTTCATGTTGCTTGAAGATATTTAGACGCTAAAAAAATAAGGATTGCTGGATTCTAAACCTGTATAGCGGCTATTTACCTTCGGATGACGTCAAATTCTTGTATAAGGGAGATTGCTCAAATGTATTAATAGCTTCTGGAATTACTCCATGAATGTCAGTAACATCAGGCTGCAATGCTCTGAGTTCCTCTACAGAAGAGCAAGCTGGACTTCCATATGATGGAAATACGTCAAGCGTTCTTCCATCATCGCGACGGGGATTGACGTAAACGACTGCCAATCTAAACTTTTTTGAAGTAATTGGACCATCAAGCAGCACTGAAGCCACTTTGACGAGCTTATCTACATTCACAGCGCCTATGGTCGAATTAGGCTCTTTAGAATAATCGAATGTAGTGACCCTCTGTTCTGCGATGAATTTCGTGAATTTTTTCATATATACAAGTTTTTCGTAACTAAAGAACAAAAGCTATTTATAGTTCTTCACGCCCCTCGCAGGGTAATGCTCGCCAGATATCAAGATGAGGAATAATGCAGATATCGGGGCTACTTTCTTGTAAAGGTCAAACAATGTCAGAAGATTTCTTTAATAAGTATGGATTGAACATCCAAGAGGGACAGGTAGAAGTAGGTAAAGTGTACCCTCTTTATGGGATAATAACTTCTATTCTTGATGAATCATTTGAAAATTTTACAGTAGAGGTAAATTCTTCAATTATTCTTAGATGTAATATTGATAATGAGGAAAATGTTGAAGTGATAAAGAGCAGAGCGTTCGAACCTGGAATATTTGTTACAGAAATTACAGGTTTAGAGCCAGTTAGAGGCCACTGTAAAACAATAGTTTTCGGGCGTAAGCAAGAAACGGAAATGGTGTGAAATGACACTTTAGTGGTGATATGAAATGGCATAAGTAGCAAACATTTTTCATCTCCACATCGAGCACAATAAATAGAAATGATGAAGAACTGGATTGTGCCGGAGTTTCAACGCTCACTCATAAAGCAGCCGTCGGAAGAGGTCAGAATTGCTTGTGACTTTTCCGATAAAGTGCTCCCCTATTTTGGTAGGATTGTAACGGCTAGTTTTTCTGCCGAAAAATGGAATATTGCCCATCCGAGTGAAAAAGAAGATGGGGATGACATTCTTCAGCAGGCCAGTATTCAAATTGAAGCGCCGTATTCAACGCAAGCGAGAATCACTATCGTTGGTGGCGATGTGGAACACGATTATCACATAAAATGCCTTGCTGAAACCGAGGACGGACAAACCTTCGAGCAAGATTTTTTTGTTAGAGTGAAAGAACTATAGGAGTTTTAAAAATGAGCAAGAAAGTAAGCGAATTATTAGATTTGCTTCGAGAAAGTGATGCTAATCCGGCACTAGCTGTAGCGAGTAGCGAACCAGCCAAACAGCCAGGAGCAGAGGCAAATCGAGTAGTCTCTGGTAAAGAGCTAGATGGTTTGCTTGATGATGAAGTAGAAGAACTCGAAGAACCAATGGGCGATTTTCTTCTTCCAGAAGCCGATCTATTGGCAGCATCCGGAACACCGCTTCCCGATCCATCTCCAATACCAGATCAGCCTAAAGCTGGCGAGGGGAAGGGCAATCTCTCAGCCGACGCTCTAGTTTCTAGTGATGATCTTGAAAACGACATAGACCCCGAAGTTGCTGAGATTATTCGCATGATGGAAGAGGGCGAAGAACTTGAAGATTCAGATGATGAGGAAAACGAAGACGACAAATCTGAGGATGGTGAATCTGAAAATAACGATTTTGCAGCCACGCACAACGTTGGCCTGTCGGACGAAGAAGTTAAGGACGTGGTAACTCGCGCCAACGAGGGAGAAGAACAGGAAGAAGGGAAGCAAAATGAACCTCTTCCGGGATCGGAAACGCTACCGCCTGAACAAATCGTTGTTCTCAAGAGACTTTTCGACGAATCAGTTAAAGAAGTCGCTGAAGCTAGAATTAGCAAGGCAGTTCGTTTAGCAGAACAGGTTCTCAGTAAGAAATATGAGCAGATCATTCTAACTCGCGAAGAGAAGTTAAATGAGCAAATTAGCCATTACTTAGAATATGTTGTTGAAACTTGGCGGAAGCAAAATGAGCCTAAGTTGTTTACAACCGCACAAGTAAAGGTTGCAAAGAAAATTTTTGAAAGTGTGAAAACACTTGTTGAGACGTTTGATATCGAAACTGTGGACATATCGTCACAGCTAATTGATATGTATGAAGATAAAATCGCCACTTTGACAAGTGAGTCCAATAAGCTCGTTTCTGAAAATGCAGATTTACTAAAGGAAGTCTCTCTTCGAGACAGAGCTTTAATTATCGAAGAAGCATCAAAAGGGCTTCCGCTCACTGAGATAGAAAATTTCCGAGCCGTGGTTGCTAAAATCAAGGCTGAGGATTTAGACACTTTCAAAGAAAATGTGACTGCAATGAAAAAATCTTTCATGCCTAAAGCAGTTAATAAAGTTGAAAGTATTCAAGAAACAAATGAAACCTTGGCCTTAAGGGGAGGTATTCGCAAAGAAGTCCCTTCAGTGAAAACTGAAGCAGATTTAATTGCAAATTTAATCCCAGCGGGTATTGAAAGCAATAAATAGTTTACATTCCATTAAAGGATAGGAGTTTTTTAAATGATAAAGAATGAGACTTCAAGAGTACTCGTTGAAAGTTGGAAAGGGGTTCTTCGCCACCAGGCGTTCCCTAAGCTAAGTGAGTATAAAGAAAAAGTACTTGCCGTTCTGCTTGAGAATCAGTTGCAGGACCTTAAGTCTAATGCCGTATATCGCGACTTTAACGCAAAGTTCATCACCGAAGACGCCCCAGCTAACTCTCAGGGTGGCTTTCCGGACGCAAACCCAAATTTAAAAGGGTTTACAGTTCCATTGATGACCATGCTACGTCGTGCGCTACCTTATATGATGGCATTTGATGTAGCAGGTGTGCAGCCGATGAATCAGCCACAATCTTATGTATTTGCACTGAAAGCCAAATATGGGACTCAGGGCGGTACGGAAGCTTTGTTTAATGAAGCAGATACCGATTACGCTGGTACAGGCACACATTCCGCAACAATCGATCCGTTCGATGTTGGATTCTCTCGCGGTGTTGGTTCTTCAACTGTCGCTGGTGAGGCTCTCGGAACTGGTGGTGCTTCACCTGATATGCCCGAAATGGCTCTTAGCATCGATCGTATACCAGTTGAAGCTAAGACTCGCGCCCTTCGTGCAGCATATACCCACGAATTAATGCAAGATCTTATGGCAGTTCATGGTCTCGACGCTCAAAAAGAGCTTGCTGAGATTGTAGCCACTGAGCTTCTTAGCGAAATTAACAGAGAAGTTATCCGCACTATCTACTTAATCGCTAAAGTTGGTTGTCAGGATGCTGGACTTGCAACTCCTGGTGAGTTTGACCTTAATGAAGATGCTGATGGACGTTTCCATGCAGAAAAGTATGTAGGTCTTATCATACAGCTTGCACGTGAGTCTAATGCGATTGCTCGTGAAACTCGCAGAGGAATTGGTAACATCGTCATCTGTGATAGCAACACAGCAGCAGCCCTTTCAATGGCTAAATTGCTTGATGCTACTGATGCTCTTAAGGTTGACATTGGTGTTGAAGAGTCTGGACGTACTTTCGTAGGTTCCTTAATGGGAAGATGGAAAGTATATGCCGACCCATATATCCCATCTAATGTAAACTTCGCTGTTGTTGGGTATCGTGGTCCTAGTCCGATGGATGCTGGATTCTTCTACTGCCCATATACACCACTCCAAATGTTCCAAGCTACCGATCCTAAGTCTTATCAACCATCACTCGCGTTTAAAACACGATACGGCATGGTTGAGTCACCTTTCGGTAATCTTGCTGGTAATAGCACTGGTGCATTTACAGCAAATACTAATATTTGGTATCGTAAGTTTAAGATTAAGAACATTCTCTAATCTAAAAACAAATAGAAATAAAAAGGGGAGCTTCGGCTCCCTTTTTTATTGTTTTAAAATCCATTTGATTTTACCAGCATCCCAAATACGTAACCAAAGAGACCGCTTAACATTCTCCCATTCAGTTAAAGATGAATCATAATTGGGTATGATTCTGTTTAAATATTGCTTTTGAAAAGAACGCCTATGCATCTCTTCGTGTGTATTGCCGTGAACATAAATGTATCTGGGAGGCACATTAGCGACTGCATCGAATCCTAAAGTATTATAAAGATTTCCGGAAGAATATCTATTATCACTGAAGGTAACAATTTCTTTTGGTTTATATTTTTTAACATAAGCCATAAGAAGCTTAGACGCGCCCCCAACGACTCTGACTCCTAGCAATGAACAGAATCTTATAAGTTCAGACTGCCCCTTAGATGTTCTGAAAGACATTGCAGCTATAATCCGCCCCTCATATAAAAGACCAAAATGACTGCTTGCTCCCACCATTCCCTGTAGATGGTTTGAATCATAGAATGTTTTGACCTCTTTTGGATTTAATTCAATCACAAAACACTTTCTGGCATATATAGAATCAAATTTTCCCAGTGATGCCGAAAGAATATTCTTCCAGATAAGTTTCTTTTGGGGATCTAACCATTCATGCTCATATATTTGAAAGAGTCTTATACCTTTATTATGACATTTTTGCCATAATTTAAAATGTTTGATTCTATTTTGGGCTGATATGTTTTCCGAGTGCCAATATATCCCATGATATTCAATTGCAATCCTCTTTTCCGGAATAAAAATATCTAATTCATCTTTACCTATTATTCCGCGAATATTACATTCATAATCTACCACACCAGATTCTTTTAGAAATGAGCAGAGTTCAATCTTACCTGATGAGCGATAATGATATATTGGCTCTATACCATGTTTCCTAAAATAGATCCCCACAGTTACGTCACCAACACCAAGTTCTTTTGATATCTCAGTCAAAGATTTGGTTTGATTCGCATTTTTTAACCATTCGATATCATTTAATTTTATAATAGAATCTGGCGGAATATGTGTTTGAGTTGCCCATTTGACACCATATCTTTCTAACATTTTTTGCTGCATACGTTCTTGAATTTCATCAGACTGAGCAGCAAAACACACTCCCAGCCTCTCAAGAGTAGTTTGTTCTGCCTTCCGTCGCACGTCTGGTATTTGTGATGGATGTTCTACTCCACACTTTTCTTTTAAGGTATTAACTATCTTCTTTCGTATGCCGTCGTTAGATAAACCCCATGGAACTCCATACCTAGACATGTTCGTATTTTTAATTTTGTTTTTAATTTCTTCAGATTTACTAGGATTATCAACTCCATATTTTTCAAGGCATGTTTTATTAGACTTCTCTTTTATTTTTTCATTCTGAATAGCAAATTCAACGCCAAAGCGCTCTAAATTTGTCTTTTTATATTTCTCCAATCTCTTAGCGTATTCGGAATGGTCGATATTAGAATGTGCACTCTTTGATTTTTCAGATATTAGCTTTTTAACATTCTGATTTTTAGTCGGATTAGTTTCTCCATAAATCCTCAAACACGTTTGCTCTCTTTTTCTTTTTACCGATTCATTTTGCTGTGCGTGCTCTACACCATATTTCATTAAATTAGTGATTTTTCGCTTCTTTTGTCTATCCGGCGAAGAAGACGCACACTCTACGGAACAGTATTTTTGAATTTTCCCATTGCAAAATTTAGTTGGTTTTGCATTGCAGCGGTCGCATATAGGCTTTGATTCTACGTCGTTTAGAATGCAAAATATTCTAAATGAAAGATTACTATCTATATCGAGGAAATTTGTTGCCTGTATTATTTCGGCAAGTCTGTGCGGGTGATTGTCACGTAGCCATTTTTCCCGATAATGGGCAGCATTCTTGGCTTCTCCTATACCAAGTGTGTTAATTATCCAATCTTTTAGAGCTAATTTAGGCATTCGATTCTCTCACGTTTTAATCATAACATTTTATCGCACCAAAAAACATCCCCATTTCTATCTTTGTTTGTTTTTGGTCAATAAATACTTGATATGAGAAAACAGTATAAACCTATAAAATACTCGTCGAAAAAAAGCATATCTTTAATTGGAACAATAAGTCTCTTACTTTTGTTATTCTTTTTTCCATTTTTAACTGCTTCATTTTCCAGAAACAAACCATCTCAAGTTGACTTTTCCCCGTCAAATACAGCTCTCTCAACAAAGGCAGTATTAAATAATACCAATGAAAAAATTGTTTTTACGGTCACTGTTATTTGTGGTGGTCACGTTGAATGCAATAGAGGACTTCAGCCACTAAAAAAGGCTATCAATTATCTCGAATCTGAATTAGATTTGTCCTTTGAGATTAAAAACATTATTTTAAATAGAGAACAACCAAAGGGTACTGTACAAGAAAGATGGCAAAAATGGCTAAATATATCTTATTCCCTTGAGACGTACAAAACCGATTTAACTGTTATTTTATTGGAAGCATTCCCAAATAACGTAAATAGTTTTGACTTTCGAGAAGAAAGCATGATTGGACTTGCTACTGGTCTTGGAATTTTGGGGGTGGTTCCTGCGACTGTATTCGCGAAAGTCATAGGAAGTGAACAATTTACGACTCGTGTGCTTATTCATGAAATTGGTCACGTATTAGGTGGTGAACACGTCGAAGAGGGAATTATGCATCCTTGTGCGTGCGTCAATCAATACAGCGATGCTTTGAGTCACTTTAGTTTACAGCAAATGAAAACTCACTTAGAAGCAATCAAATTTTTAAGAAGTATAATTTCTAAATCTACTACACCGAAGCCACAAACAAAAAATCCTGAAGTGAAAGAAGCAATCGTGGAAAATTGGGTTTGTGAATTACAGAAATTTGCCTAATAAGCTCCAGTTATATTTCGGCGTTAAATCTGGCAAACAGTTTAAATCTTTTAGCAGTTCATAGGGATTTTTATTATACGTAAATTGTCTTCGATAGCTACCAAAATCTCTAATAACTTTGAATCTTACAAATGTTTGGGTTGGGGTAGAGAGGAGCTGAATCGGAAGACCTTTTTTCTGATTAATTTCCAAAAGATCAGATTTTAATTCTAAAGGGAATAGGTATTTTTTCATATATTACCTCTCTTGTATAGTAATACAATCGGCAGCCTTCAAACACAACTTAATAATTTTAAGCGATTTTATTTAATTTTAACTACTTAAATATATTGCAAAAAAAGCGCGGAGAAAATAGTTAACTATAAGAAAGAGTAATGTTCCATTTAATATGAGTCGTTTATAGTAAAGAAAAACGAGCCATAAATAAATGGAGATATTAAAGGATTGTCCCAACAATGGCGCAACAGAATCGATTTCTATCATTACAGCGACTTTTTGGTTTTGCTTTTCGCAAAGACTCTGAGCCTAAAATGCCATCTCCAGTACCACCAAACCCCAATGATGGTTCGGTAGTTATTGGTGCTCCAAATTCATTTGGCTATCTGGGTAATGCACAATCAAAAATAGATGCACAATTGACAGAGCACCAGCTTATCACAAGATATCGTGATATGAGCATTCACCCACTTGTCGATTGGGCTATTAATGAAATTACTAATGAGGCAATAGTTGAGGATGGTGAAGTTGCATCGGTTCAGCTGGACTTAACCGAGTGCGAGCAAATAACAGACGACGCAAAAGAGTTAATCAATGCCGAATTTGAAAATATTTTAGACCTCTTAAGTTGGCAGAACGAATCTTACAATATTTTTCGTAATTTCTATATTGATGGTCGTTTATTTTATCAAATTTTACCCCATTCTGATAACAGAGAGGGAATAAAAGAATTGCGCTACATTGACCCTCGACAAATTCGTAAATTTATTGAAACAGATAAACACATCGATCCTATCACGCAAGTGGAGTACACTATTATTGTTTCAGAATATTTTGTTTATGCGCCATTTGGAATAGATTATAATGGTACCGCAGTAGTACCAGTTGGAAAAAATCCAATTGTCAACGGAGTAAAACTTACCAAGGATTCTATAGCGTTTATCCATTCAGGAATATTTGATTCAACAAGTTCAGTTATCCTCTCGCCTCTCCATAAAGCAATTCGCCCGATGTCGCAATTAAAGTCAATGGAGAATGCAACTTTAATTTATAAAGTTGCTCGTGCTCCAGAGAGGAGAGTGTGGCGTATTCCTACAGGCCAAATGCCCGAAAAGCAGGTAAGTCACTACCTTGATCAAATCGTCGCTCAATATCGCACCAAAACGGCATTCGATGCCATTTCCGGAGACGTCGTTGATGAGCGAAAGGTAATGTCTATTATTGATGATATTTTTATTCCGGTACCAAGCTCAGGCGAGTCGGTGCAAGTTGATGCGATTCCGGGTGGATCTGGTTTTGATGACACGTCAACTATTGATTATTTTAATAAACAGCTTTTGCGAGCATTAAACGTTCCATCTTCTCGACTAGAACAGAATGCTATGGCTCTTTTTGGAAATGCTGGAGCGATTTCAAGAGACGAGCGACAATTCGCTAGGATGATTTTTAGACTTCGTAAGCAATTCTCTAAGTTGTTTGATGTGCTTTTATTAACGCAACTTCGCTTAAAGGGTATCGTGCAAAATGAGCAAGATATGTTTTATCTCCGAAGCAATTGGAAATATAAGTTCTCAACAGATAATTACTATTCTGAAATGTCTGAAGCGAGCGTATATACTAGCCGAATCGGATTAGCAGCGGAAGCACAACCTTTCGTTGGGAAATATGTTTCAGATAAATGGATTCGTGAGCGCATATTTAAAATGACCGATGCTGAGCAAATGCAGATGCAGCGTGAAATTCAAGAGGAGATAGCAGCTCAGCAGATGCAGCAAGCTAGTATGTTTGATCCGGCAACTGGACTCGCCATCGATCCCCTTACAGGTGCTCCGGTTAATGAACAACCACAGACAGGCACCAACGAACCCACACCAGACTCCAAAACACCTCCTAGCACATCCGAAGATGACTAGGTTCCTCTACGAAAGTGACGTAAATGCATCTTATGCACTCGAATGTCTTGGTTTGATAATGGCTTTGTCGACCCAATCCAAAAGTATTTACTGGCTACTTGTCGATCTTTTGGTGGTATTGATGAGATTAAATACGTCAAATCAACAGTATTTTTTATGTCTACCTTGCTTTCCGAACTGTAAAAATATTTAATATCTCGGCGATTAATACCAGTTTCTTTGAAATTTCGATTAAACGTAACCTGCACTGAAAGCTCCCTCGCTGCTGCTTTTAATGCTGGTATTTCACGAAAACCGGCTTGTTCGCATAATTTATTGAAATGTAAAGAATCGTCTGCTGCCTGAGCGCCGGAACCAGTAGTATATTGAGCAGCTGAAAGATCCACTATAAACAGCCGATTGCTTCTATCTTTACCGATAACTAAATCGTCATTTACTTCCCATTTTAAACGATTCATTTCGATTAAACCTTTCTCTATTTCATAAATGTCATTTAGAGAAAGACGTAAACTTCCATTTGGAAAAGTCGGAACAAGATCACGCACAAGAAACCTGCGAGAATTTACTTCTTTAATTTCCCAATTTTTAGGAAAAAGAAGCTTTCCCTGTAAGGCTGTTAAGCATGCCTCTTCCTCAGTCTCGATGTGAAAATCAGCATTACCGTATGGTCTGCCGTCTAAGGGTTTCCACACTTTATTTTGATATAGCCACGCTCCACCAGTATGAAATCCTTCAGAACCGCCTCCTGCTCTATTGCCCGTTAAACGCACCGCCCCAGCTCCAGGAGATACATCTCTTATTTCAATAGACATTTTGCGTTTCGACATGAACTCTATTTATCGGGGCTGAACGCTTGATACGCACAATAAATAGAATTGAAACGTTTATTAACAAATAAAGATGAAATTACTACAAGAAGCCAATTTTGAAATCAAACGCCAAGAAGAAGAGAATAAAATATTCTTCGAAGGTGTGTTTATTCAAATGAATACCATAAACCGTAATAATCGTTTTTATCCAGCGGAAAAGATTTCCCCAATTATAGAAGAATATATTCAAAATCAAGTTAACACCGGAAAAGCAGTGGGTGAAGCTGACCACCCGACCAACCCAAATTTAAACATCGATAGAATTTCACATCGTATTATTTCTCTTACTAGAGAGGGGAATAATTACATGGGAAGAGCATTGGTGCTTGATACGCCAATGGGTAATGTAGTTAAGGGACTTCTTAAAGGAGGTGTTCAATTCGGTGTTTCGACACGTGCCGTCGGTAAGGTCTCTCTTACCAATGAAGGCTATGAAGAAGTAGGAACTCCATTTATCCTCGTTACGGCGGGAGATGTGGTGATGACTCCTTCAGCACCAGATGCTTTCGTTCAAGCAGTGATGGAAAACAAAGAATGGGTTCTATCAGCGGAAGGAACGTGGGTATCAAAAATTGTCGAAGAAACAAAAAAAGCAATTGAAGCTGCGCCAGCAGCGCAACTAAAAAAGGTTAGCTTTGAGGCTTATCATAATTTTATCAAATCAATATCAAAAAGTAAATAAGTAAATCGGGGTTTTTTTGAAGTCAGGTTTTATTTGAGGTTTTTGGCCGCTTTAGCGGCCTTTTTTCTTTCCTGATATTTCTTTCGTTTATGCGCTAGTATTTTATCTCTATATTTTGCGTAATATTTGTCTCGCAATTGCTTTCTTTTGTTTTTGTTTTGTTCGCGATACTCGGCTTGCTGGTCGTACATTTCTGATTTTCGTTTTTCGATAAGAATCTTCCAGCATTTTTTGCAATATGTAGAAAAACCATCGAGCAATTGCTTTCGCTTGTAGAACTCAGTAAGCGGTTGTTCTTTGTTACATTTATAACAAACTTTTGTTTGAGACATTTTCCTCCTGACAAAAATGACAGAAAGACTGCATCATATAATTAGTTCGACTTCAAACACAAAAAACTAAATAGTTGAAATTTTTAGTTTGTCGACTAAATAGTTGACCTTTTGTTCAAGAGTCAAGCACACTAAATTTTGCAAATGTGGTTCTGGTGCTTCCTGCACAATTGCGCCGACAAATTCCCGATCAAGTAGGAGGCAGTTCCAACATAGATGAACGAGTTGCTCATCGTCTGGCTCAAGAATGGAAAATGACACACTGTTATCTTCAACGTGGAGAATGTATTTTTTGGGTCTTGGTCCAAGTATGCCGGTAAACCCTTTATCCCACGCATTTTCTATTAAAATTTTTCCTAAATTGGGATTTTTCATTAGATAGTTCTAACACGTTTGGGAGTGTTAGAGAAACATTACTCGGAAGGGATAACCACTTTAACTAATTGTTCCTGAGTGTTACTGCGTAAGGCTTCGGCTCTTTTCCGACGAGCATACTCAAGTCTCTTTTTGCGATGTTTAAGATAGGAACGTCGTAGAATATCCTTTACTTTCTGTGGGTTAGCGTCTCTCTGTGCTTTTTTCTTTGCATTTGTGCAAGCCTTACACGCTGAACGTACAATTACCTTTTCTCCCTTCCTGTTACGCCCAAAAGCCTCTAACGGCTTGTCTTCTTTACACATTGAGCACTTTTTGGTGTCCATAGCTATCCTAAACACAGTTCTTGATAGCTATTTATGGTTTTATAGTACCAACTCGGCTATTTTCGGGGAGTTACCCTATGGGATTTGACCCAAGAAACGAATAGAGCCTCGTCTATGAGGATTTTGCGGGATGTCAGTACTATAACGGCTCCAGAGGCGGCCAAGCCGTTATAGTCGCGATTAAAGAGCATCTCACGAAGAGTGCCCAACTTAAGCCAGGAATGACGCTCTACAAGCTGTTTAGGGGTGAATAGAGCCTCCGGTAAGCTGTTTATGGGTGTATAGAGCCTCCAAGGGTACATACCCTCTTATAATAAAACATCATATTGCCAGTAGGGAATTACCCTCTAAGTGCCCTTTTACTAGAGATGGGCGCACATTAGAATTTATGTTTTGGGAATAGCAAAAATCTTTTCAAATACACGAGTCATTTCAGTTCTTACAGTCTCATCTACGGTTTGCACATACTTCATTGTCATTTTTGGGTCTGAATGACCTAAAATTTGCTGAATGATATGAAGAGGAACTTTCATCATTCCCAAATACGTTCCAGCAGATCCCCTCAAGTCATGAAATTTAAAGTCTTTTAATTTTGCATTTTTTCTAGCAACTTCCCAAGCTGATCTAAAATTTGTTGGAACTTGTGGATTGTCGCTGGAAGGAAACACAAATTCAGTTGTGCCGTATTTTTTAAAGTGTTCAAGCAAAATAGTTTTAAGAGTCGGGACAATTGGCACATTAGTTGCTCTGGGCTTTCCCTTTTTACCTTGCTCGTTGACGGTGGGATTTTTTATGTGAATGATGTTTTCGTTAAAATCAATCTGGCTCCACTTCATGAAGCGAATGGTATTTTTTCGAAATCCTGTCATAATGGCAAAGTTAATAATTACCCACAAATGTGGGTTTCGTGACTTTTTAGCTTCCGCAAATAATCGTTCTCTCTCATCGTCTAACAGAAAACGATTGCGTTGATGTGCTCTCTCACTTTCACGCTCAAAATCCCGAAAAGGATCATGAGAAATCATTTCAAATTTTCGAGCAACTTTAAGAACATTTCTAAGACAAGTTGTAAATTTGTTTACAGTTGATGGGGTCAGAGGTGGCACCCGACTTTTTTTATATTTAGCTCTGGCAATAAGAATATCGGACTGTCTCAGTTCTGTTAATTTTACATCCCCAAGATACTCGTTAAGCTTTCTTAGAGTACACGCCCAAGTGTTTGATATATTTACTAAAGACTCCTCCTTATACTTTGCCACGGCATCCCTTACTGTACAAACAATTCGTATGAGATTTCCCTCAGACCACTCCTTTCGTATCTTGGCCTCTTCCTTTTCAATCCAGTCTTTTGCTTGGGTTTCTGTACGAAACGTCTTACAGCGAGTTGTCCCTTTTAGCCGAATTCGAGCGGTGTACCTAAAGGTCAAACGGTCTCCCGCCTTTTGTGGCACAGATTGACGCACGAGGATTTGTCCCATAGCATTTATCTCCGCATTTAGGGTAAATTCTCGGCTGCTGAGCCAAAAAACTTGGCACAAAAATGGCACAAAGCAATGTTGACAAAGTTATTCGCTCAATTTATTAAGTCAGTTAAGCACCTTACAAATGATGGCTAAGAATGAGCTTACGCCTTCTAAGCCAATGCCACTAATAGATGGCGATTTTCAAACTTTCTCTGTAAGGACTCGGTTTGACCAAATATATTTTGCGATCCTGAACAGTTAAGTTCTTTTTTTGTCAACTCAACAAGTGCTGCCGAGTGTTAGCATTGATTGCGTTTTTTCGACCTTTTGTGCCTTTCAGTGGCACAAAAAATGGCACAGAAAAAAAAACTGTTTTTACAATCAATCAAACATAAAAATTATAGCACAATTTTCTTGTGCCATCTAGAGGCAAGTGTCCAATTCACCAGCCAGTAGCTGCTGAATTGGACACTTGCGTGGAAAGGAATTTATTTGGGACTAGTTAACGAGGATAGCTCTAATATGCTTAGCTTCTGGCTCGATTAAAACGCTCATGAACTCTTTTGCATCATCTCGCACTAATTTGGATAGAGCTGCTATGCGCTTGCATGAGGCTTCTACCTTTTGTAAGTCGTTATTAGCCATATGAATTGCTAATAAAGGTAATTCTCTTTTCTGCCTATTTACAATCTGCATGTATGAATCTAAACGCTCGAAGGCATCATTAGAAAAATTTCCCTTCGCTTTAATTGATTCTGTCGACGAAATAATAACCATTTCAAGCGTCGAAACTGCTTGAGTAAGTCGTCCCAAAAGATCATTTTTAATAATATTGTTCATAACAACCTCACTCGAAAGCAATAATTAACGACCTAAAGGCTTAGTCAAAAAAGCCCAAAAACGTCTTAAAAGCCCGACTTTTTTAGCAGCTTGTTTTTTTGGCGTCGATAAAGCAGCTTTGCTCGACTTGGCAGTCCCGCGAACAACTTTCAGATCAACTTTCTTCGTTGTGGTGCTTTTCTTTGCCGATTTAGAAGGTGAAGTTTTTTTGCTCATATTTTACCTCTTGAAAAAGGTTTATCAGTTTTTTTGATAATAATGTGCATCGCGCACTACGGCGCATTACCTTTTTAGAGAGGTAAATCGAAAAATCTTTAAATTTAATTTTTACGAGATTTTCTTACAGGCGGAAAATTTTATTTATTCCATTATCCCATACGAGAGAGATATCCCCTCCACCTGGGGTGACCGGAAGACCAGTTGCAGTATCAATCAGGCAAATCAGCCTAGATGTTACATCACTCCCCGTATCTTTAAAAAGAGCTACCGCTTCCGATTGAGCACCGGAAACGGTAGGAAAAGTGATGTCAGCTGCATCTGCAACGCCATTCAATGCCGATTTTGCAGTCAAGGCGGGGGAGATTGCCACACGCGCCCCAGAAGGAATATCGCTTAAGAATTGATGGGTATTAAGATTCGGGGTGTAGAGATTAAAGTCAATGAGGACTGCTTTAATAGCGTCATTTTCCCAGTTGATTTGCCCGGTCAAAAACGCCTCAAGCCCCTTAGCGTACATTGCATTAGCCATAACTTTTTCTATTCAAATACTTTTCTTAGTTTATATTTAGAGTGCAACTTTTCTATTCAGAGTGCGCTAAGTTTATTTATATCGAGCGAAACGCCGTCAGTTCAATTAAAGTTACAGTTACGGTGAGTGTCAGAAAAATAAGACTTTTTCTTAAACACCGCTAAATTGCAATAAATTACGCGAGCACCTACGAAATCTACAGCCGTTCAAAATTGTACTTCCCTTGCGTACGCATAGCTCTTAAAACAATCTTTTTCGAACTATGTAAGTCATTGTTTTTGAAAATTTTTCAGATTTAGAAATGTAGTTGTGCAATTTTGTACACTCCTCCGACTGGACATTAGAAAAATTCGTAATCTAATACCCACTCATACAGCTAATACGAATTTTTCTTAACTTGAGTATTTTACTAATCCTTGCGCGGTAAAAGCCCGTTTTTTTAAGTAAAATCACTAATCTAATAAGCGTAACCCTCAAAATTTGGTCCGCGGCTTGAATAATTTATTAAATTATGTTCGTCCGAATGTTAAGTTTTGTTTGAAGTCCGGCGAATATGAATATAAGATTAAAGAATAGGGTTCGAGTTCTGATTGGCGCGTTGTCAGCAGAAGTCAGTCCAAAGAAGTCGCAGGGGAATTCACGATGACAAGCGCTAATAAAACCAAATCTAGAAAACCAAAAAAAGTCATACCGAAATCTCGTATTTTGGCAGCTGAAATTGAAAAGGCAATGCTCGCCATTCCTCAGCACCCCGTACAATTTTCTTCGAAGTCTGAAGGAATTTTAATGATGAGCATTCAAATTCAAAGTTTATCACACGAATTATATCGAGCAATTCAGAGTCGACGGGTTTGGGAGGAAGCAATTGTTCTTACTCCGGATGAACTTTTTTTCGTCGGTGGTCAATTGGGTGCTCTCATCCGTCGCGCAGAAATAATTCTAAATGCAGCAAAAAAAGATAATTTAGCCTGGGATAGCTCATATACACTCTGTAGGAGTCGCGTCGAAGAAGTAAAAGAATTTCGCAAATATATCATTCGACGAATCCAAAAAGGTTTTTAATTTAACAATATCGTGGAGGTTTTATGGCATCAGCCCAAACCGGACTTCAAGCGAAACAAGAAAATTCCATGCCTCTGGTTAGAATTAATGACACGACAATTGCTGTTAAGAGGATTGCGAAGGTTATCCTAAACGTGCAGCAGCTAGCTGTAAAAATATACTTAGAAAATAGCGAGGAAAATTTCATTTTTACCGAGAAAAGTCCAGCACAAGCGACAAGTCTTTTTATTGCCATAGCTGAACTTTTGCAATCCACGCAAAATATTGTGCCGTTTTTGTTCTTTGAGACGCAAGCTGTAAGGTTTGATTTATTTAATTACGCATATGTTGATGGTTCAGAGATTACAATCAGCGCCGGGTCACTCCCGAATGAAGTATTTAATTTTGAAAGTGAAATAATAGCGAAAGACAAATTCAATAGTTTAATGGTTCGACTTGGCATCAGTCAGCCAAGCCCTGAAGCGGAAGTTCTCGCAAGTGATATTACCCCAAGCAAAAAAGAAAACGTAAAAACTAATAGGAGAAAGAAAACGCCCAACCCAAATTCCTCGTAAAATCGGCCACCGCATAGCAGTTAAAGCATTCTAGAAATTCATTTTTGTCATTTTTTTAACGGGTTTTGCCCATATAGGAGAGTTGTATGTTTAGTGAAGGTTTAACAAAAGTTGTTTTAGATAATTCTTATGAAATCGTTTACGGAGAATCTCAAGAAGAAGTTCTTCATGACTGCCCAGAAAGGAACTTAGTGATCTATCACCTTCTGCGTATGATCCGAGATTTATATATCAATTCTAAAGATGGAGGACAAACCGGAGCGTATCGCAAGCAATGTCGCACGCGACGTAAATCAGCTTTAATGGCCATTTTAAATCCGTCTGAAGAGCCTCTTACATTTCGTTGGTCATGTAAAGCCCTAGGTTATAATCCAGATATTTTTCGAAATCGTATTTTGTTTGATGTTCGAGATGTCAGCGATTTGATGCGAGATGGAGTCGTTTTGTGTGAAAGCAACGCACGCAAGCCTTTCACTGCTGCTGACGTGTGGGTATGGGAAGATGCCCCAATACGTTATCAGCTTTCAGAGAAGAAAGGTCATTATGTAGTAAAAATGGATAAAGCAGATGCAGATATCTGGATCGCATCTCTCCAAGATTCTCCTCTTCAATTTTTAATTGAGAGATTCGATTTAACATCCAGCAACGTAATTCTCGTGCTTCGCCACAAATAGGAGAGGTAAATGTTTCCTATTTGGCTGCACGCATCATTACAGGTGCTAGATGGAATTCTTACCTACATCGGCGTTAGTACTCTCAATAGTATTAACGCTGAAGGAAATCCGCTCGTTCGCAAGCTCATGGAGCATCTCGGAGTAGTCGATGCTCTCGTGACGATTAAATTAATTGCTCTTTTGGCACTTTTTATTTTGTGGAAGCAAAAGCATAACGATGAGGTAATACTCAAAAGAATACTTCTTCCGCTAAATTGCCTTTATATTCTCTCGGCTATCGGGTGGATTTACATACTTATTAAAAACTATAGAGGAACATATGGCTGATATAAAAGTAGTAAGATTAAATAGTGGCGAATACTTGGTGTGTAAATTGAGCCATAATAGCGACGGAACAGTTACACTATTCGAGGCATTAGCATTTCAGGTCGTGCCGAGTGGAGATCCATCAAAGCCTGGATTAGCATTTTTTGTAGCATTTCCTTTTGCCGAAGACCCTAAAAGCGTAACGCTCCCCAGTGACGCCATTCATTATGCAATGAATCCTAATACCCAAATTGAAAGCTTATTCAGAGAAAAAACAAGCGGAATAATAACCCCTTCTAGCTCAGGGAAAATATTTTGAACGAGCATTAAGCGACAGAGATATGAAGTGAACAGATAAGAGAATTATAAAAGGAACAATCCGTGAGTGACGTCCACCGAAGAGCTTCTCAGCACATATTATTAGATCATTTTGACCTTATCTATGATGTAGATAAGAGCTATGGTAATTATATTGTAGACAAGGTTACTGGTAAGAAATACTTAGATTGTTTTAGTTTCATTGCCAGTAATCCTATCGGGCACAATCATCCTAAATTAAAGGATAATGATTTTGAACGCAAACTGCTGAAAATCGCAAAAACGAACCCATCCAATTCAGATATTCTCACAGAAGAATACGTTGACTTTCTAGAGACGTTCAATAGGATTGCTGTACCTCGTGAGTTCAAATATAAATTTTTCATTTCTGGTGGCACATTAGCAGTAGAAAACGCATTGAAGGCATCTTTTGACTGGAAATACAAATTATTACAGCATAAGCAGTATTCAAACATCAGAGAAAACGATTTAGTAATTCTACACTTCAAGCATGCATTTCACGGTCGCTCAGGTTATACCCTCAGTTTAACAAATACAGCAGATCCAAGAAAATACGACCTATTCCCGAAATTCGATTGGCCAAGAATAAATATTCCAGACACTATAGAATTCGAGGCTCGCGGGCAGGAATGTATATTAAAATTCAATCAAGACATCAACAAAGAGATCGCCAAATACACAATTACAAATGAGTTTTGGAGAGATAATAATCGTATTGCAGCAGTTATTGTAGAGCCAATACAAGGAGAAGGGGGCGATAGACATTTCCCAAAAGAAATCCACCATATACTGAGAAAGGTCTGCGATGATAACGACATCATTCTGATTTACGACGAAGTGCAGACCGGATTAGGACTAAGTGGAAAAACGTGGGCATATCAAAATTATGGAATTGTTCCGGATATTATTTCTTTTGGTAAGAAAATGCAGGTCTGTGGGATATTAGCTACTGAGAGATTTGATCTAGTCGAAAATCACGTCTTCAAAGAAAAAAGTAGATTGAACTCTACTTGGGGCGGTTCACTGACCGACATGGTGAGAGCACAAAGATACTTGGAAATAATAGAAGAAGATAATTTAATCGAGAATGCCAGAGACGTTGGAGCATTTTTTCTTTCATATTTTAATAAGGTAATATCTCAAGATAAATTACTGAATGATAAGATACAAAACATTAGAGGTATTGGATTAATGATATCTTTCGACATTGCTGAAACCAATAAAAGAACAGAATTTATTAATTTATGCTTCGATAATAAATTATTCGTATTACCCTGTGGTGAAAAAAGTATCAGGCTAAGACCTTCTTTGACATTTTCGTGTGTCGACTCACTAAGAGCCATATCTATCATCAGGAAATGTTTGCATAAGTTGTATGACAAATCGAACTGCTCTGGATAATGACCACAGATATGATGCCTTATCTGATAAATAGTTTTGTTGCAGATGACAGAGAACTGTAGTGAAGTTTGAGGTTTAGATGCAATGAAATGGAATTACAGACCATGTAAAGTGGTTTATAAAGAAGGCGTAAACTGGGAAATTAAAGAAGTCTATTACGACGATGAAGGAAAAGTGGGCTCTTGGTCTGAAGATGCTGCACGCCCTATAGGAGATACGCCAGAAGAGTTAAAAGCCGATCTTAGACGAATGATGGATGATGTCACTAATCGAGATACTCTAACGATATATGTTTATTTTTGCGATAAATGTGGCGCTAAGAATCAGGATTTAGAAGGAAAAAAACATCTTTGTTCTAATTGTGAATAAAGCCAAGTAAATAAAAATTAATTTCTATCACCACTTCGCCATTCTCAACTACTAAATAGTTTCCAAGACAATTTAGAAGGTTGAATTATGGCAAATATTGCTAAATCAGTTTGCTTCCTCAGCATGTGTTTATCTGTATTTTTAGCTAGTAATGTATACGAAGCCGATGCAGCAAAGTCATTTTTCGATGAAAGTGAACCTTCTCGCGTCGCATATCGACAGGCAAATCAAACCAAATTGGTTAATGTCGGTCGTGCGCCGTTCGCCTTGGCGAGTCCGAAATTTAATTGCAAAGGATTCGTTTCATCAATAAAAGAACTGGATTTTCTTCACATTGCTTGGTTATACAATACATTTGGTAATGATTATCGGTGCCTAAATGAAATTTTAAGTGATCCGAGACTCATTACACTTCAAACTAACCTAATTAATGAGCCTGGTCATAGAAATAGACGTCTAGAAAAACATGAATTTCTATATGGAATATCAAGTCCCAAAAAATACGATAGGTTATTAAAATCAAGAAATCCAGATTTAAAGAGAAAGTTCGAAAAGTACGTAAGTCCTCTGCAAGACATTTTAGCCTCAAGGCTTCAGCCCTATACCGAATGTCTTATTAATCCCGGATTGGAGAGTAATGTAAGCACTCGTGCAGCTAAAGTCTTAGTTGAGTGGACGAAAGAAGCGTTTCCTTATTGTAAGATTATCTGGAATCCAATAGCAAAAGTTGGAAGTCCGGCAGGAACGGGAGCGGAGTTAGTTGAGCAACATGGATGGAATCCTAAATTTCAAACTCACGCCTGTACATTTAACAATGATGGCTCAGATATTAATTTTCCCGAAAGAGAGGCTGCATCTGCTGCACTAGCAAAACGTAACCCAAACACCATTAAGGATTATCTAAACTCAGGTGCTCCATTACAAGGAGCAATTGAGGAGTTTGCAAATCAGTGCAAAGTAATTTATCTCTGGACTGCTGAAGATAATTGCTTTAATCACGATAACTTATTAGCCCCATGGCTTCCACCATTAAAGCGCGGGTGTAAAAATGGTCCAGTCAATAGACTCGTCGCAAAAGAAGTAAGACGCGCCCATAGATTAGGTGTAAGAGCACCCAAACAATTTGTTTACACTGCAAAAGAAGAATCTTCATTTTTAGGGTGTTCTGAAATAAAAAACCCAAACGATGGATTTAAAAAGGGATTCCTGCTAAAGCAGTCGGAATTTAGTGATAGAGGTGGAGTTATAATAACTCCGTCAAAATTCAATAGCGCATCGCAAATTACACTCGTTCATGAGGGTAAAGTAATTGATAGATATAAGCGAAGTGGCAACTATTCCCACGATGGCTCGAATAGAGGATTATGGCGAAGTCAAACTTCTCCTTTAGCATATCCTTTAAAGGTTGCAGTCAAAATTAAACAAGGTTCTCGCACCATCTGCTACAGAGTAAACAATCCGAGAATCAGAAATGATTAGATAAATATCGGCATGAGATGTGTCGCCGGTATAGATTTCTCACTGTCATGTCCCGCCATGTGTGTGCATTTGGGAGATACATGGAATCCAACTAATTGTCGCTTTTTCTATCTTTACTCAGTAAAGAAGTGGGTGAGATTGGAATCTAATGTAATATCTAGTGATTTTGCCCCATATTTTACTACCGAAGAGCGATTAGATTGGATTACCGATTGGTTTGTAAAGCATTTGCAAACATTTACAAATCCAGAAATATTCATAGAAAATTATTCATACTCGTCGCATTCATCCTCGACTCATATTCTGGCCGAAGGATGTGGTCTTTTAAAGCATAAACTTTGGAAATCGAAATTTACTATTCACAGTCTTCCGGTCACTGGAATTAAAAAATTTGCTACAGGAAAAGGAAATGCTACGAAAGAGGGAATGTGCCGTTCATTCGTGAATGAGGGATTATGGCTAAACAAGGTCATTGATTGTCCATTGGGCAAATCTCCCTTAGCTGATTTAGTTGATGCTTATTACATAGCAAAGATGGGCTTTGCTAATTAATTCCACTTTAAGGTGCAAGGTGATTTACGTAGATTTCTCCCATCTAATAATTTCTTGCTACTTTTCCCAAAAAAAAGAAATAGGGGAGGTTACTGAATCGGATTTTCGTAAGCACTTTTTACACACTCTATGTGGCATTCATAACAGACATAAGCATGTGTTTGGCCAAATCGTTCTTTGCTGCGAAGGTCGAAAATCATGGCGATATCAGGTGTACCCTCACTACAAAGTTCTGCGAAAAGTAAATCGAGCCGAAGACATCTTAAAATGGAAAGAAATTGAAAGATTAACTCGGTTAATAAAAGATGAAATCGCAAACAATAATGTGTTTAAGGTCATGTCAGTCGAAGGTGCCGAGGGGGATGATGTCATAGCTATTTTAGCAAAAACATATGCCGAGCCGAGTCTGATTGTATCAGAAGACAAAGATTTTCATCAGCTTCACACACTCCCTCATATTCAACAGTATTCCCGTCGTCGTGATGCCGTATACAAGACGTCTACTCCTTATGGAGATTTAAAAGAAAAAATTATCAGAGGAGATAGAGGTGATTCTATACCAAATGTTCATTCTAAAGACGACACATTCGTCCTGAAAGAAAGGCAAGCTATAGTTTCGGCAAAAATGTTTGAAAAGTACAATTCAAATTTCTTTATCGGAAATGATGGCATTCCAGAAACATTCAAGGCTAATTTCGAGAGAAACCAGAAACTAATTAATTTTGATTACATTCCAGAAACCATACAGCACGCAATAATTGAACAATTTGAAAAGCCTGAAGAAAGTAAACTGTTTGCTGGTGGAAAGCGTACACACTACTTAATTCAATCTGGAGTAAGTCCAAATGTACTGTGAATGTGTTGAAAAAGATAATACACGAGGGGTGCAGAAAGTAATAATATAGAGAATTAAATGATGTCTACACGAATATCAAAGCAATTAAGAAAGTATGCAATGGATAAATCTAGCTATCATTTTGACATTACTTTGCTGTTGCTTTGTGTTGTGGCGAAAGATGTTCCCAAAGCCTAGAGTGATTAAACATATGAAGCGGAAACTTTTAAGTGAAGTTATAAAAACAGTGCAAGACGCAAAGCGACGCGCCGATAAAGTTAATATTCTCGAATCTAATATGTGCCCAGCATTAGTGGGGATTTTGAGAATGAATTACGACGAAACACTAGAGTTGGATATTGACCCCGAAATAACGTATCGACCTAGAAGAGAATTGGATGTAATCGAAACGTTAAACCATTCTTCGAAAATGTGGAAAAGTTTCACTAAAGAATCAATAATTCCGAAGACTAAAAAGAATTTAAGACTTAAATCAATGCTGGAAAGATTGGAACCAAGAGAAGCGGCTCTTTTTTTAGATGCCGCCAATAGGAGAATCAATTTGGGCATCTCTAAGATGGTGATTAAAAAATGCTTTCCGCATATTTTTAAATAAAACTGTATAGGAGATTTATGAATGAGCTTGATATACAGGAGCTTCGAAAACAGGCAAGCCAAATTACCAACTTATCTCAGTTAAGAAGTGAGAAATCTTGGTCAAACCCACTTCCCGAAAAACGTATTGAAATTGGCAGAGAAGAGCTAAGTGTCATGGAGACAGCTTTAGCTTCTAAATTACTGGAAAGCGACGCGGAAGAGACGACGAACTTTCACGAGCGCCCCACATCAGCGAATGAGGCAGTACCTGGAGCCGGAGGTTATAAGCTAGATGGTGGCAAACCTCGATGGGAGCTTGCTCCTTTTGATGCAATTGAGGCGATGGTTACCGTTCTAACGTGGGCGGCAGATAAGAAAGCCCGTGGGAGCAAAGCTTATCCGGAGAGAAATTGGGAGCGAGGGATGCACTGGAGTCGTCCATTTGGGGCTATGATGAGACACGCTTGGAAATGGTGGCAAGGTAAGATCCTCGGAGGCTCGACGGTAGATGAAGAATCAGGAATGAGCCATATGTGGCACGCTTTCACCTGTGCTGCGTTTTTGGTGACATACGAACTTAGAAAAATGGATGAGTTCGATGATCGCCCTAACTGCACTCCAGATCAGAGTAAACATCATAATTAAATTACGAGAACATAGTAAATTTACATACTTCTCTCCGAGCATTTCCTACTCAAAAACACCACTCACACTGATACTAACCAGAAATGGTAATGCTCTACTTGTATGTTAGTAAGTTAATCTTCATTCATGAGTCTGAATACGGATTTTAAATATTTACAAAATATTTCGCACCAACTGCGAAATTACAAGGAACTTGAGCACTTCAAGGTTAATTTCTCATGTCCAATATGCGGCGACTCAAAAAAAATTAAATGGAAGGCTCGCGGATACGTTTACGTTTATCAAGGTAAGACATTTTTTAAATGTCAGAATTGCGGGGAAGCTAAAAGCTTTTCTTCATTTTTGAGACACATAAACGAGAATGTATGGAAAGAGT